TCTATTTATTACCCCCGTATTTTCACTACAACTTAAAGGCCACGAACATCTTATTGATAGCATCTATCAACTACGAGAAAAAGATGAGATGGGTATGCCACGGTCCAATGTTGGTGGTTGGCATAGTCATGATGAAATATACGATATAAAAAAGTTTCGTCCTTTGGTTGGTGATATATTAAAATACGCCAAAGATTGTTTTAATCATATGGACGTACAAGATAATTACAATCCTGAGATGACAGGTATGTGGGGTATGATAAACCCACCAGGATCACGAAACAATGTACATACACACCCATACAACTATTTATCAGGTGTATTTTATTTAAAAGCTCCTAAAAAGTGTGGAAATATTGTGTTCTTAGAGCCTAAACCACAGTCAGAGGTGCTATCACCCCCTAAAACAGATAAAGCCTCTATACACCTCGCTCACAGCGTACAATGGGAACCTGTTGAAAATTCCTTGATTTTTTTTCCTTCATGGTTACAACATGAAGTACAAACAAATAGTTCTAATGATGATAGAGTTATTATTAGTTTTAACATAAATTGGAGAAACGAAAATGCCGATAGTTGAACCTGCTGAATTATTAGGTCACATTACTACTGAAGATGGAAGAAAAATTCCACATTATAAAGTAAAGACTGAGACAACACTTACAAACGTAGATACAGGTGTTGAGTATAATTCAGAAGAAGAAGCTCAAGCTGATATTGATAACCCAGGAACATCTACAACTGCTGAAAAAATTAGAAGAGATGTAAAAGTATTTGCTCCTTCTTTAGCAGACATGTTAGGAGAAACGCCAAAATAAATAATGACAGTTGGCGTAAATATCTCACACGACGCTTCGATATGCATTAAAAAAGAAGACAGTGTTGAATTTTTTGAAGAAAGTCGTTTTAATAAAAAAAAGCATTGGGAACCTACTAAGGAAAATTTTAATTATTTATCTTTTAAAAAAATAAAAAATTTTAATGATAATTTTGTTTTTTCATTTTATGGAAAAGAGGATGATGACAACGAAAAAATAATAGAAAACATATGTGAAAAACATAAAATAAAAAATTTTATTTATAATAAGTTTGAACATCATCTTTATCATGCTTGTTCTGGTTTTCATATATCACCTTTTGATAAAGCCGTTTGTATAATTATGGATGGTGGAGGAGCTAATTTAAAAAATAAAATTACATACACAGAAACAGACAGTATTTATTATCTAACTCGTAAAAAAATATTAAAAGTTTTTAAAACTTACAGCTGCACAAGACATTCCCCTCTTTGTAGTAATTTTAAAAATAAAAAAAAATTTGTTAAAATCATAGAAAATTTAAAAAATAATTCAAACAATGACAGTATTCTTGATAATTTTTTTGAAGGAGATAATAAATCTTTGTATAGATTAACAAGTGACTATACACCTGGTTTGTTATTTAATCACCTATGTACAACCATTAATATGCGTACAAAAATAACCGATGATACACGCACTGTTTGGGTAGCTGAACCAGGAAAAGCTATGGGGTTATCTTCTTACGGAAACAATTCAGGTGAAAGAGATGAAGATCTTGCTAAACAAGTTCAAGAAGCAACTAAAGATTTTACAATTAATTTAATAGAAAAAGCTTTAACACATTGTGATACCAGAAATGTTGTTTTATCAGGTGGGTATGCATTAAACTGTGTTAATAATTTTAAATACACTGAATATTTTAAAAACGTTAATTTTTTTATTGATCCTTGTCCACATGATGGAGGAACGTCATTAGGAGCTGCGGTTTGGTATGATCATTACAGATAAAGAAATAGCAATAAACAAAATACTACAACAAGAAATAGTTGCAATTTTTCAAGATAGTTCTGAATACGGCCCAAGAGCCTTGGGTAATAGATCTTTATTATTTGATCCCAGAAACAAAAACGGAAAAGATATTGTTAATAAAATAAAGAAAAGAGAATGGTTTAGGCCATTTGCAGGAACAGTATTACTTGATCATGCGAAAGATTGGTTTGAAATGGGAACTATTAAAGAGTCTCCTTATATGTCTTATGCAATACCTGTTAAAGAAGATAAGAAAAAAATTATACCATGCATTACTCATGTTGATGGCACTTGTAGAATTCAAACTTTAACTAAAACACAAAACAAAAACTTTTATGAGTTAATAGAATTATTTTATAAAAAAACAAATGTCCCTATATTATTTAATACTTCTTTTAATTTAGGGGGTGAATCTTTAGTTGAAACAAAACAAGATGCTTTAAATACACTAGAAAGATCTGATATTAATTTTTTATATTTACCCTAAGCACTACAGGCTTCACACTCCATATCAGAGTCTAAACCAGTCACCATAACTGTTGCATCAGAGCTATGTGGTTTACCTTGAATTGTATGTATGTGAGGGATTTCTTTGTGATTTAATAATTCTTTTTGTAGTCTTTCATTTTCTCTTTCCACTGCTAATAAACGTTCGTGGTAACGACTCACCTTATCAGCAAGGGTAGCTATAGCCTTCAATACTTCTTGATTTTCCATAATATCTCCTTGATTTATAATTTTTGGGTGAGATCTAATTTAAACATGTGTATAGAATATATCAAGAAATCTTTTTAAAATTGTTTTCTTGACAGAAAATTTGTGTTATGAAAGAGACAGAAAAAAGAATGAAAACGCAAACAACCGTATTTGGCAGAATAGTTAAAAAATATGATTTACCTTTGGATGGTATTCAAGATTTAAATACAAGATATGAAACTCACAAAAAAAAATTAAATTCTTATGGTACTAAATTAGCGGGAAGATTAGATTCAGAATTAGAATTTACACATTTGCTAGGTGAATTATTAATTTCAAAAAACATAGTAGATTGTATGAAAGATTATGTTGAAACATTAGAAAAATTAAATTTATTTCAAGGAAATAAAGAATTACAAATTTTAAATTGTTGGATAAATGATATGAAAGAAGGTGAGTATAATCCTCCTCACACTCATCATGATGGAACAGGATTTTCTACAGTTTTATTTTTAAAGATTCCAAAATTTATAAATGATTTAAAAGATCCTCATAAATTTAAAGATGGTCATTTATGTTTTGCTGGAATAGACGGCTCAACATCTACTTGGATAGAACCCGAAGTAGGTCATTTTTATATTTTTGAAGCTAAACATCAACATTGTGTTATGCCGTTTAAAACAAAAATAAAAGGAGATATTAGAAGATCTATGTCTTTTAATTTTATACAAAAAATATGATATTAAGTAAAAAAATTACATTTTGTGCAAGTGAAAAAGATATGGTTGATGTATGGCCACATCCTAAACCAGCTTCTAGATTTATTCCCGAGGAATACAAAAAACTACAAAGATTTGATCAGGGTAATTATCATTTACCAACAGTTAAAACCTGTATGCCTTTTTTAGATTCTTTACAGATGGGTTATATAATACCTTTTGATCAAGATTATGTTATTGATCCTGTTGAAAATGATTTTACTCTTACTCCCCCAAACAGAAAAATTACCGATTTTAATTATCATTTTAAAGTACAGTTACCAGAAGAATGGCAAAAAAAACTTTCTACACCAGGGAAATTTCATAATAAATGGTTAATAAAAACACCTCCAGGTTATAGTTGTTTATTTTTACAACCTATGAATAGAATAGAAGAAAGATTTAAAATTATAGAGGGAGTTGTTGATACAGACGATTACGCTAATTTAATTAATTTTCCTTTTATTTTAAAAAAACGAGATAAACAGTTTTTAATTAAAAAAGGAGAACCTATGGTTCAAGTAATTCCTTTTAAACGTGAATCTTTTAAAATGTGGTCTGGTTTTTATTATGAAAAACTACATGCAAAAACTATGAATCTTTTAAACAGTGAGTGGGTCGATAGATACAAAAAGTTTTTTTGGAAGAAAAAATCATACAAATAAAAAAGACCTAAAGTTAATTTATATAATTAAAAATTAGAATCATAATCATACCAAGTTTTTGACCAAGAATGATTCGTATTGGTATTTGCGTCATCGGCTGCTAGCCAAGCGGCTAAAGAATTATTAAAAGCAGTGTCATGAGCTGTTATAGCGGCTTCAATTTGACCTTTTCTTGTCTCCGCCCAAGTAAGTAAAGCAGCAATAGTTGTAGATCCTACAGCATCACTTGTAGAATTTAAATTAACATTTCCTGTCATCATTCCAGTAGAAGCATCTTTGTTTTGAATTTCATTTTGACCAGGTAAATTGTTCCAAATAACACAATGAATTGTATTTGGACACCAATCATCTTGCCAAGCATTTCCTTTTTCGTTCCAATTAAATGCAAAAGAATCATCTAATAAGATTCTGTCTTCATTTTGTATTACAATTTGCGTTGCCATATATATCTCCTAATGTTTTATAATATAATTAACCACCACAAAAGGTGAGAATGAATTTGTCCCTGCCGCTGTTACTGTACCACTTATAGCAACGGTACCTGTTAATGTGCCTGCTAGTGTACCAGTACTATGATTGTGTGCTGTGCCTGAACCTTGATTTGAAGTGGTACCACCAGATGGTGCCCCTGCTGCATTATTATTTCCACCATTCCCCTCCGAAGAAACATTTACACCAGCACTAAAACTATGAGCGTGACTCGCTAATTGAGCTGATGTTAGAGAAGTATTTCCAATAGCTCCTGTTATGGTTACAGCTTGGTTATTAGCAACAGCTTGATTGTTTGTTACAGCAACTGTCACGGTATTTGCTCCGCCTGTGCCTGCTAAGTTATACGTGCTACCATCATAACCTTGTGGCATTTTACCTTGTAATTGAGGAACGTTAAATGTTGTTGATCCGTCACCAGCACCATAAGTAGTAGAAACTACCGCGAATAAATCCGCGTATGTTGATCTTGATACGGCTGCACCGTTACATAATAAGTAACCTGCTGGAGCTGTAGCTTTAGTCCAAGGCTTGATCGCGCCTACTTCACTTCTGTTTACTATATCTTGTAAGTTAGCCATATTAATCGTTATACTTTAATAACCAACCATTGTCACTGTCATAAAACACCAACGATATGCCAGCTCGGTTAGTTGAAATTGTTAAATCTGCTGCAGTACCTTGAATCTTTTGACTGTTTCTTCCAACAGTAATATTGTTTGTAGCTGCTGTGCCATGTGAATCAATAATTTTTACTTGATTTCCAATTGAAGGAGAAGCAGGTAAAGTTATTGTTACTACACCACCAGATGTGTCTACAAATAAATTATCACCGTCTGATGCTGTATAGTTTCCTGACTTGTCTTGCCAAGTTTCACCTAAACCAGCTAATGAAAAAATATCATACCAGTTAGTACCATCAGTAGCCACCATTCTGTATTTACCATTTGTAACAGTAAGAGTATTTCCTGTAGCACCTAGTCTAGCAGATATATCAGCACCGCCACCAATGTTGTTGTAAATTCCATAAGTTTTTTGTGTAGCTGGAAACTGCACTGTATGAGTAGTAGAAACTGTTCCTGTAAAAATTAATTGATTTTGTCTTGCTTCGTTGTTTGCTTGAGATTGTGGACCATCGTTGTTTGTTAGCGTTGTTGAAGTCCCTGTAGTAATTGCTTTGGAATAAACACCAGCAATAGAATATTCAAAAACTTGAGAAAAGTTATTATTCGTAATAGTACCCCAGGTACCCGAATTCTCTCCTGATGTTTGTAGCTCTATTCGTAAGCCAGTTGAATAAGTTGAACTCATTTAATCTCCTAATAAAGTTTTAGTTATTATTTTAAAGTTTGTCAAAACTTTTATGCGGCTTTATGGACCTCGGTCCAACTTATATCCGAGTTAGAGTCATCTACAACAGACCAGAAGGTTCCTTGTAGATTACCTGTATTACTTGTAGCAGAAACTCCAGTCGGTGTAAAGCTTACATCTGTACGGATATTTAATACTCCTGTGCTAGATGTTAAGGCAACACTTGGTGCTTCATATATAGTTTCTTGCGTAGCATCACCCTGGCTCAACGTCATGCCAAGCCCTGTTATTTCAATAGAAGTTAAAACAGTACCTAAAGATCCAGTTAATTCATTTCCTGTAGGAAAAACTGTTTTTCCTATAGAAGATTCTGCTGTTCCAACGAAAATATCAAGCTCTGGTTCACTTGCAGCAACAACAGTTACTTGTGAATCACCTGATATTGAGAAAGTTCCTATTGATGAAGTTGTTGCAACACCAGTAACAGATATATTTTGATCAGTTGCTACTGTTTCTGTTCCTAAAGAGGCACTAAGTGCTTGACCTGTAAGAGCAAATGAACCACCTACAGCATTCCATTGTTGATCGCCCCAACCAATAGAACTGCCAGTATTAATGTCAGTATCACGGTTCCAACCAGTTGTTCTTGTACCTGTTACTGTTTCGTCTCCCAAGGAAGACGTTAAACCAATTCCTGTTACAGATATATTTTGATCAGTTTGAGGACTCGGTGTTCCTAACGAAGAAGTAAGAGCAATACCAGTTGGAGCAACTTCTGCAATACCAGTT